ACGGAACCTTGCCCAATAAGCTTGGTTTCGATTTGGACAGTGTTCCCTATACTCTTTGGGAACTTACACCTTTCTCCTGGATTGCTGATTATTTCACAAACATAGGTGATGTTTTGGATGACACGCTTGTCTTGCCACCTGGCACGACCAGCTATGTCATTTGCGATACCATCTATGAACGTAGAATAACCACCGATCCTTGGTACTCACAAGGTCAAAACAACTTTGTGAAAACCACTCAACTCCGTCCGGGCTACTTAGATACTAAGTGGTTCCGTCGCGAAGTTTTAGGAGATATACCACGAATCGGTCTTCATTTTAAAACTGAAGATCGGGTTGCGGCTAATGCGGTCAATCGACTGCTTAACCTCATTTCCGTACTTAAACGCTGAAAGGAGCCATCATGGCTTTCAATCCAGGCGCCTCCATCACTGGAGCTGCCGTCACCGGTCTCACGTCACCTACCTATACACTGACTACTGACGTTGGCCCTAGCATGAACAGCAAGCAATACGCTGTTACTGCTCTGGGTGGTACCCAAACGAACGTGGAGATCAACACGGTTTCTAAACCGTTTACGTTGACCTTCTTCCGTCCGCAGGTACTAAAGTCATTGCCACCTGCTAACCCTATTACTGGGGTTATTCGGGCCATTCCGAACAACACTTACAAAATGTTGACTCGGAAGGGCGTTGTCCCTGCCGCTGGTCAGATCCCGCTCGTCGCAAAGATTTCTACGACGATCGAGATCCCCGCCGGTTCGGATACGTATGAACCCGAGGATGTCCGTGCGCTCATATCTGCTCACTTTGGTGCTGGCTTTGCCAACGCCTCAGGTATTGCAGATACGGTCCTTACTGGCATCATCTGATAGTTCTCCCTTAAGGTGACTAGTCATGTCGAAAGGTATAGGTTTACTTCGTGAGTTCCTACAACTCTTTCAAGTCGATCTTTCTGCTGCTGCTATTTGCCCCACTACAAATGCTTCCCGTAGTGCAGCGATAGAGCGTCAGTCTGTGCGCATGCGGAAGCGTGCGCAGCTTGGTAGCAGTAAAGTTCTTATCGAAAAGGCCAAGGTTAACTTCCTTGCGATTAACGACGAGATGGCGGAGATGAAGCTTTCACTCACTTCAGAAGAAATATCTGAAGCCAGTGATTTCATTTCTAACTGTCTATGGCGTTATACCTCCTTATTAGATGAGAATGCGTTTCAGTGTTCGGTGACCTCAACAGTCATCCAAGACAATTGGCGACACGGTCCTGGTGCCAGCAATGGCACTATTGGAACCCATGTTGCCGAGAAGCTCGATAGCACTTATAGCGCCACCAAGCATGCTCTCCCATATGTTATTGCAATCAGACGTTCATACACCTATCATAATGTTATTGATAACATGAAAGGTTTGGGTATACGTCTGATCCATGGGAGTCGACTTACTTTTGTTCCCAAAAACGAGGAATCAGTACGGACTATTGCCATTGAACCTAGTGGCAATATGTGCTGTCAACTTGCAGTTGGCAGGCACATTGAGGAGAGTCTACGTTACGTAGGCTTGGATATTACTAATCAAAGCGTTAAGAACAAAAATCTTGCTAGACTCGGTTCCCTTTACGGGAACCTTGCCACGCTCGACCTTAGTTCTGCGTCAGATCGTATTCATCCCTCCTTAGTTCGAGCCCTCTTCCCAGCCGACATGTTTGAGCTGTTGATGAACTTGCGTTCGCCAACGACTCAGCTTGACGGTAAGGAAGTGCGTTTGAACATGATCAGCACGATGGGCAACGGCACGACCTTTCCGGTCATGACGCTGCTCATAGCTGGTCTTGTCTACGCGAATAGGCGAGTTAACTTTGATCAAAGGCGCAGAAACTTTATTGACTGGTCATCTACAGGAATTTTTGGAGATGACATAATTGTCAACAAAGAAGAAGTACCTCATCTTGTTAGCTTGCTTAGTAGGGCTGGTCTTGTTGTCAATGACAGCAAGTCCTTTTCTGATGGACCTTTTCGGGAATCTTGTGGGGGCGATTACTACAACGGCGTAGATATTACGCCTGTTTACGTAAAAGCCTTAACAAGTGAACCGGAAATTTATACAGTCGTTAATAGACTCCTTTCTTGGTGTTCGGCACATAATGTCGAGTTACCTCGAACGCTGCCTTTCTTGCGACGATTGCTACCAAAGGTCCTCTGCTTCGTGCCCGAATGGATGCCAATTGAATCTGGAATCCGCACTTCGGGTTGCCCTCGCCGATTCCGTTTCCTCCGAGTTACCGCTG